CCGTTGGGCAGAAGGGGTTGCACGTCCACGCTATAGCGCCGCCGGCCCTCTTCAATGGGGCCGCCTGCCTCGTGTACATCCACCACCCGGGCACGAATGGGCACATGGAACCCGAGAAGCTCGGGGAACGCCTCCTTCATGAGGCGGCGGATTGTGTTCAACTCCAGCTCACGAGCGTCCATTCAATCGTCGTCCTCGCTTTCTTCTCGGTCACGTGGTGGAAGATGCGCTCCGCACGAACGAGCACATCCCTTTTCCAAAAGCGCATATCCCGGACCCGAACCAGCTGTGAATGACGCAAGTAGGGGAGGAAGATGGTCTGCACCACGCCCCGTCGCTCGCGGTTGAAGGGCGTGAGTTCCAATATGTTTTTGCCATGTTCAAGCCGCAAGACCTCGCCGTCTTGGTTCCTTGGCGACTCCTCCCACGGACCCCACCAAAATCCTCCGTCGGGCTCAGGAGAGAAGAAGAACGCCCAATCTTCAAGCCCCCAGCTCCGGTTCACCAATCGAATGGACTCGATGGCGTTCTGCCCGGACAACACGTAGTAGTGGCGGCGGTCCTGCACACTGTCGGAGATCTGGCGGTTTGTCACCCCGGCGACATCGAGAACTTTGGATACCACGTCTTTTGGAGTTGCATCCACAAACGCCTGAGTGATCCGGACCGACCGAAGCGAATCCATCCTGTCCTTGCACAGCAGGCGGACCTGCTGACTCCACGCCAGGTCGCATACAGTGCCGGTGAACAAAGGCCACAGACCCTTTTCCCTGTATCCGGCCCGAATCTGCACCGGAGCGTCGAGCTCTACCACCGACGGGTCAAGTCCCTGAACAGGGAGGACGATCCGAGCCCGATCAACCGGATTGGCCCGGCCGGTCACAAGTCGCAGCTCGACTGTGCGGCGAACCAAGAAGTCACCGATCTGGATTTCCACTACTGGCACCAGATACTCGAACATCGCTACACCTCGTCATCGTCTACAGCCGCTGCGCCGACCGGCTTGGATGTGCTCTCCTCAGATGCCTCGGGGGAGCCAGCAAAGGCTTCGTCGGCACCCTCGGCTTCGACCGATTGCTGCGCCCGCTCCTCAGCTCGTACGACCACGGGCAGGTACTCCTCGAACTCCAGCTCTGCCTGGATCGTGTCGGACTGGTTGTCCTCGGACGTTTTCAACTCCGTGTAGATGACATCCCGAATGCGCCAGGCCTCCGTGTGCTTGTTGATCAATCGGTAGACTCTTGGCTTTGCCGCCTCATCCACTGACTGAAACAGGGAGGTGAGCTGAGCCAGCTTCTCATAGGGCGTGGACTTGCGGTCGTTGGTCAGGCGTATGGTCAACGACACTGCGGCCGGCTCGAACCCCATGGGTTGGCGCGCTTTGCCTGATGACCCCGGAACAAACACCTGATCGAGTCTCACGGCCCCTTTGATCCGAATCTGCGTAAAGATCCCGGGGAGCTCGGTGTCGCCAAGCTTGACCCGTCCGAAGTCGGCCGTAATGACCTGCCTCACGAGAAACCGCCCTCCTCAGCCAGATCCCACAGGCCATCCACCAGATCCTCGGCGTCTTTCACGTAGTCGATGTTCACAACAAGATCACCCTGCACGATGAACGTCCGGCCCGCCGATCCGGAGATCCCGCCACTACGCCCATCGGAGCTGCGCTCACGCACGAGGCTTAGAGGCTCTACCGTGAGCGGCGCCTCCCGCATAGCAGGAGGAGCAGCGATGTCCTCACCAGGGAAGAGTCCATCGTAAACCGCACGTCCGGACAATTCGGGCACCGTCGGTAACGCCAGTTCCGCCACATCAAACTGGACGGGAATGTCCACGCTGGGCGGAGCGATGGGGAGCACATCATAGGCCGCGTTCCCCAGGAGCTCGGGCAAATCGACCGGAGCGGGCATCGTTGCCGTGTATACAGCAGCGCCCTCAGCTATAGGTGCCGCAAAGGGTGCCATGCTCGGCTCGTAGAGCAACGACCTAGACACCGGTGCCGGTGCAGATTCCGGGAACACCGGAGCATACACCGCCTCGCCGATGGCCGTTGGCACCGTCACTGGAACTATGGGCCGATAGGCGAGGAGTCCTTCCGCTGGCGGAGCCAACGGGGGCTGAGGCGGGAGCGCCTGATACACCGCACTTCCCAGCACGGTTGGGGCCTGCATCTCCTGCACGATGGGAGGGTACGCCGCCGGCCCCATGCCCTCGGCGCGTGCAGCCACCACTGGCGATACGACCGGAATGGCAGTCAGGGCAAGCCCAGCCAATCCCGTGGCCATCGTTCGATGTAGCGCCGGGATGGCTCCTCGCATGCCTTCGGCCAGGGTAAGGATCATCTGCTGCCCACTGGTGGTCAGATCGGACAACGGACCTTCCTTGGCGTCTGAGAAGGGCAGGAGGTTACGAAGCCACGCCAAACCCTCCTTAACAGCCTCTACTGGGGCCTCGACCAACGAACGAATCCCCCCAGTGAACGCTTCCCACAAGGCTGCCCCGGCCTGTCGCCACTCTTCAAACTTGCCGTAAACCCACTGTATCGCCCCTTCAATCGATGCAAAGAAGGCTTCCGGATCGATACCAAGCAGGCGCAGCGGAACGGACAGAACCGCTTGAATCTGCTGGTACGACCACGGAAGAAAGCCGCCGGCCTCCTCAATCCCTTCCCGCGCCCGGTTCCACAAGAACGAAAGCGAGAGTGGAGGGAAGGCGATGCGTGCGAGGAACCGTCCGATGCGACCGATGAACTGCATCACCTGAGACACCCCGTTGGCCACAAAGCGACGGATGCCCGCCCAGGCCGACCCGACCGCTTCCGTTACTGAACTCCAGTTCCGAATCAGCAGGTATATGGCCGCCCCCAAGGCGACGATTCCAACGATGATCCAGGTGATCGGATTGGCCAGTAACGCGGCAGTCAACGCCCAAACTGAAGATACCAAAGCGGGCAGGGCCGATATTGCTGTGGTCAGAGCCTGACGAGCCATCATGGCCATGGAGACCACCATCCGGGCTGCCGCCGCTCCTCCGGCCGCCGCCGTCCTGGCTAAGAGACCAGCGTACTGCACAGTCGCCCGGCCCGCTTGCAGAATCGCCTGCCAGCCAGTGAGCGCCATTTGTCGCAACGCAACCCCTATGCGCGCCGCATAAGCTGCAGCCTGCGAACTCTGTATCCATCCTCGCAGCGTCATAAACGCCCGTCCAAGGCGAGCTACTGCTGTCATGCCGTGCCCTACCATCATTGTGAACCCGGAGACCACAACGAAGATGGGTGCCAGAATCGATAGCACACCAGTGGCCAAAGCGAAGATGAGCACAGCCGTGCGCACCAAGGTCGGGTGGGCCTTGGCGAAGTTTCCGAACCACTGGACCACGCCCTGTGCCACCTCCGACGCACGATGGAGACCAGGCACAAGCCCTTCCACCAGAGTGATTCGCACGTCGTTCAGGTTGTTGCGTAAGATGTCGAGTTTAGCAGGCAGGGAGCTTTCGATCGCCTGCTGTGCATAGGCCATCGCTCCCGACGTATTCCTAACTTCTTCCAGTTGCTCACGCAGGAGCTCCGTTCGACCAAGCAGAAGTCCGACGGCCCGTATGCCCTCATCACCAAAAGCCTGTTGGAAGGCCATGGCCACATCTTCGGACCACTGGCTGGAATCTCCGTAGAGATCCCGGATGTTTTGCAGCGTCCCAACAAGATCCAGTCCGCCGTCGGCCGAACGAGCAATCTCAAACCCGAGCATGCGGGAAGCCCGTGTCATCGTACGCAAGGCCGCCGCGTAAGCGGTACCCGCCTGTCCGCCCGCCAGACCAGCCGTGTTCAATGCGCCAACGGCGACTAACGCCGACTCCAGGGAGTCTTGATAGAGAAGCGCCGCACTGGTGGCGTACTTCATGCCCTCGCCGAGCTGGGCCAAGTCCTTGATTTGATTCAGCTGCATGGTGATGGCGACCGCGTCACCTAGGCGGGTCATCTCTTCGGCCACGTCCCGGGTCTTATCGCCCATGTTGTTGTACAAGGTGGCCAAGAGCTCCGCTGCCTGTCGGTTGTCGCCCATCGCGGCCGTCGCCAAAGCAAGGGCAGCACGCGCACCCTCGATAGCCTGCACATCGTTGAGCCCGGCCGACGCCAACCCCGTGGCAGCGTTTAAGTAGTCATCAACCGACTGCCTGTGTCCCCGGGCCCACTCTCGAGCTGCTTCCAAAGTGGCGTCAAGTGAGGCCTGCATACTGCCCATGGTACTGGTCGTGACCGTCTCAAGGGGCTTCATGCGCTCCTCGATGGCCATCATGGGGTTGAGCAGGTTCATGAGCGAGTCTTGCATCTTCTGAGCGGACCCTTGAACGAGAGCGCCAGTGAGGCCCATCTGCTGGCCCGCCTTCACGAGGCCTTGGCCTCGCTCGGCCAGGCGGTCCAGGTTGCTGAAGTTGCTCGCCATCTTTTGGACAGGACCACTAAGCTTGTCCACCAGCCCAACGATGACACTGAGCTTCATCATGCCCTGCACTTGACGCCCTCCTTTCCGCTGGGGTACCCTGGGTTCACCAGGAGGTGACCGTTGTGTGGTTGTTTGCGGGTCCGTTCTTCATCTTTCTGGGCATCGGTTTCTTCCTCGGCGTCGTGTACCTGGGCATCCGTTACGGAATCCCGTTCTTCTTTGAGGCCTTACGCCTCGGGGCCGATCTGTTGCGCCAGGTCTTTGGCGGTTTTTGGGCGGGCCTCACAGGCAACGAACCGCCCAAGTCTCGCCTTTAACGTCCGAAGAGCTCATTGATTGCCTCGACCACGCCGTTGCGCACTGACTTGTCCCAGGCTTTCTGTAGCCACATAGCTGCGGCCGCAAGATCTACCCACTCTTCATCGGACAGCCGATTCCGAGCTGCTCGGTCCAAGCCAAAGTGGCGCTGAATGAGCAGCTCGGCCTGCTCGTAGCCGTCCGCGCCGATCTCTTCGGACCGGCTTAAAGCTTCCTGGACAAAAAAGCCACGTTTGCCCCCGCCAGTTCGCTCAGCTCACCGGCCAGGGAGAGAATGACGCCCGGGCGACTTTCGGCAACGGCGTTGATGACGTCCATGTCGGGATGCAGCCGGCACGACACGAGCAAGTTGTGGCTGGCCCGGTACAGGTCCCGCTGCAGCTCCTTGGCAAAGCGGGCCATCTCGACCCGGCCAGGCTTGCGGCAGTAGACGGTGAGATCATCGCTTTCCAGGGCGAACACCTCACCGTGCTTGGCCTTCCACTGCTTGATCTGCTCTTCGGTTACGTCCCTCTTCAGCTCATCCGCCATGGGTTATCTCCTCCTCATTGACTCGTTGCTCCAGATGGTGAAGCGCCTTACTGCGCCTCGTAAGCCTTCAGTCCGTCCTCCTCGATGGGAGAGAGGATCAGGAAGTTCAGCTCGACGGTGACCGACGTGTCACCCTGCGAGGACGAGCGCTTGCGCTCCGTCCAGATGCAGTCCGGCAGGGTGTCGGTCTTCACGCTCCCATCCTTGTCGGCATAGGAGACCGTGATGGGGAAGGGCTCCATGCCGTAGAAACCACCCTGGGTACCCTTTGCATGCTCGACGAGCTTGTCGTACTCATCACGCAACAAGGTGACCTTGCCCTCGCCCTCATAGTTCCCACGCCCGAATCCGATGGGCACTGAACCCTTCCCATAGATCCGCTCGTGCCCCACCTTGTCGCTGTACTCGATGTCTTGTACGCCGATGACTTCACCGTGGGGCAGGTGGATATCGATCGATTCCCAATCATAGACCCGACCGTTGATGGCCATCTATCTCACCTCACACCTGGGCCTGGGATGCGCCGCTCGTCGCCGTGGCGAACGGATTGTCCAGACCAATCTCGACTTCGATCTCACGCATGATCGGCACCGGGATGATGCGCAGCCTTGCCCTGAGCCGACCCGTCGAAAGGATGTTCTGCCCCGGCGGTATCACGACTTGAGCCCCCATGATCTCGCCATCGGCCACCATCACACCAAGCGGTACTTGCAGAGCGGCCTGGAACGCCGCCAAACCTCCCGGCGTACCCGGTCCCTTGTGGAAACGAAGAGCGGCGATGCGCACCTGTCGGGCCGCCTTGTCGACCACCCTGCGGGTCTCGACTTGCTGATAGTCACTCGTCGGGGCCGCCATGATGCGACCGTCGTTGACGTAATGACCCGGAAAACCTTCGTAGGTCCGGAAGGTGACAAACCGCGCGTCGTCCAAGGCCGATATGTGCGCGGCGTTGATCCCTTCAGGAGCCAAGGCGACAATACTTGGCATCGCACCAAGGGAGACTTGGCCCGGGTGCTGCTGCACACCGATGGCCGAGACTCGACCGGCATACAGCCCAGCGAGGTTGCGCACCACCTGCCGACCGGTGGCGATGTCGCTCACCTTTCCGTAAGCCGCACACACCGATAGCCCGGTGGTGGCCAGATCCTCTGCCTCTGCCGTGAGCGAACTCACCCACTCATCAACGGATTGGCCGGCTTCGGGTAGCTTAGCCTCGGCCAGGAAGTGAATGTAGCGGAAGGAGTTGAACGCTTCTTCTGCCCGAGCCGCAAGTGCCGCCCACATGGCTGAGTCACTCTCTCCAACCACGTGGATGAAGTCGTAGCTTAAGTTCGAGTTGAAGAGAACGTCAATCGCCGCATTCACCGACGCCACCGACGCCGACGGAGCAGTGGCAGCGAAGCTGTATACATCCCCCTTGCGGAAGCTCTCTGGGGGATTCTCCAGGTCGTGCTCGAACGTGATCGTCAGACCCGTGCCAGGGATCGTATACGAGCCATCCGCCGGCACGGTGACTTGTCCACTCCACGATGCCCCGTCGTCGAGACTGAAGCGGAAAATCGCGTCGTTGAGGCCGCCGGTACGAAGGATCTCGACCACAGCCTGATAGGCGTTGAGCGGGGAGCCGGCCACCTGCACGGTTCCTTTTCCGGTTCCGGTGTGCGTTACCGCGCCAACCTGTCCAGGTACGTCCGCTTCGGCCGCCACTGCATAGACAATCCGAGACCCAGCCACGAAGCTGTCTAACAAGGCGTCAGCAAGGGGGCCTGTGCCCACTTGCTCAGCGATCTGCTCATGGTCGCTCAAAGACACCACTTGGGGCTGTCCCAAAAGGTCGGCCCCTCGTCTCTTTTAGCTCGCGTCTCGGCTTAGATAGGTTATAAAGGCTATGGGGATGGTAGGCTGCGATTATGAAAACGAAGAGAAAGCATAGCAAAGTGACGTTCAAACCGTACCAGATGGATCAGTTAATGCTCTTGCCGCCAAGCCTTGAAGTAGCGTCCAGTATGATGGTGTAAATTCGAGAAGCAGGGTGGCGAAGCAGTAGGAAAGGCCATCCCCCTCCTGGTAATGGTTGAGTTGTGAAGACAAAACCAACAGGAGGTCGAAGAGGATG